AGCCAGATAGTGGTATAAAGAACTTAGGTAGCAGAGTATTAAAGATGATTAGAATAGAAGGTGCAAAGAGATGGAAAGAAAGATATGGTGATGACTTATTACTAATGGAAACCTATGTATTAAAGAATGAAAATAGAAGAGGTGCAGTTTACTTAGCAGACAATTGGACACATGTAGGTGAAACAAGCGGAACAAGTATATCAAAATCTCCAATAGGATTATGGGCAAAGAGAGGAGTAAATGATGCAAGAGGTATATTAGCAAGGACAGACCCAAAAGCAGCGATAGCTAAATATGCAAAAGATGGTAAACAATATAGAGTAACAGAGAGTGAACCAAAGATGATATTCGTTAAACCATTAGTAAAAGATTGGAAACAATTAATAACTAAATAAAAATTAAATATATGGAACAAGAAGACCCAATGAAAGGATTAGCTGAAATTCTATTAGCACAATTCAAACCAGAAGAGATAGAAGAAATGAAACGAAAGTATAATGAGATGGTAGAGGAACAGACAATGCTTCAACTACAAAAGATGCAAGGTGGTGTTAAAGATGTAGAGACCGAATAAATAACGGACGAAAAACAATTATGGCAAAGTTTGAAAAAGGAAATAAATTAGGTGGTAGAAAGCCAGGTGCATTAAATAGAAGCACGGAGGAAATGAAATTAACTATTGCTCGTGCGGTAAACAATACACTATCTACAATACAGCAAGACTTACTTGAGATAAAAAAGAAAAACCCAGAGAAGGCAATGGAGTTAGCAATGAAGTTAATGGAATACACAATGCCTAAGATGAGGTCAATGGATATAAGTGGAACAATGGAAGTCAATGCAAAGATACAATCAATCAACCTAAACATAGTAGATGGAACTAAACATAACCACATCAAAGACATATAGGGATATTGAGGATAGCAAGAAGATTTGTATTCTCCAAGGTGGAACTAGAAGCAGTAAATCATATTCTGCTCTACAATGGATATTAGTGCATTGTTTAATGGAGCCTAACATAGTAGTATCAGTAGTAAGAAAGTCATTCCCATCTATGCGTGTGAGTATTATGAGAGACTGGCAAACAATACTGAAAGACTTAGGGATATGGTCTGATGATAACTGGTCTGCAACTGAACACATATATAGTTTTGACAATGGTAGTATGGTAGAGTTTATGTCAATTGATAGTAGTGAAAAGAGAAAGGGTAGTGCAAGAGATTACTTATTTATAGATGAGTGTAATGAATTAAGTAGAGAGGATTACTTTCAGTTATTTATTAGAACACGCATTAAAACTATTATTGCATATAACCCTAGTTTTGGAACTAACCACTATATCTTTAATGAAATACAAACACACCCTGAAAGTAGTTTATATATAAGCACATTCTTAGATAACCCATTCTTAGAGAAAAGTATTATAGATGAGATTGAAAGATTAAAGTATGTTAACCCTGAATACTATAAGATATATGGATTAGGTTTACCAGGCAATAATGTAGGAACTATATTCACTGCAGACTTAGTAGAGGTTATACCTGAAGAGGCAGAGTTTGTTGCATTCGGTATGGACTTTGGTTTTAGTATTGACCCAACGACATTGATTGCAGTATATAAGTGGAGAGAGAACTTATACTTTGAAGAACTATTATATAAGAAAGGTTTAGTCACATCAGAAATAGTAGCAGAATTAAAATCATTAGATGTAGAGAGAAACATTATATGGGGTGATAGTGCAGAAGGTAGATTGATAGAAGAGATATATAGAGCAGGTTTCAATATAAAGCCTGTTAAGAAGGGTAAGGATAGTATCAAAATGGGAATTGACATAATGCATCAACATAAACTACACATACTTAAAAGCAGTGTTAATATTGTTAGAGAGTTTAGTGAGTATGTGTGGACAGTAAATAAGAATGGTGACTTTGAAAACATACCTGTTGATTACTCTAACCACGCAATAGATGCAATTCGTTATGTGTGTATGGAACAATTAAATCAAAAGAAAATCAATGCAGGAAGATATGCAATTACAATCGGACAATACAAATACTAATAAAGATAGGACATGGGATAGAGATGAGATAGCAGAACTAATACAATATGCTAAACATCTACAACAAGAGAATGAGGACTTACAGGCAAAGATGATAATGATGAATGCCAAATTAGGTAATGAGGAAAGTAAAGTGAAACAACTACAAATGTTAATTAAACAACTAACACAATATACAGCATGATAAAAGAAATAGAATTAAGTATACCTACCGATTGGAGTGGTATAACCCTAAAGAAGTATTTAGTATTACAACAAGACTTAAAGAGTTATGAAGATGACGAAGAAGCAATGGTTGCGTTAATGATGTCTCACTTATGTGGATTAGATGCAGAATACTTACACTCTATACCTGTTGACACATACAATCAAATTAGAGAAACACTAACTGCATTCATATCACAGACAGAACATCCCTTGCAGAAAATAATTAAGATAGATGGTAAGGAGTATGGATTTGAACCTAACTTATCTCAACTATCTTATGGTGCTTACTTAGACATCAGCAAATACCAAACGATGACTATTGATGATAATTGGGCAAGTATAATGTCAATCCTTTATAGACCTGTATTAGAAAAGAAAAGTGACATGTATCATATAGCACCTTACACAGGCAAAATAGATAGTGAAAAGTTTTTAACATTAGGAATGGATATACACTTTGGTGCACTCTTTTTTTTTGTCAATTTATCAATGGACTTACTGAACGCTATCCTGAACTCTTTGAAGGTGGAGGGGATACCACCCAACATCAAGTCAATTTTGGAAAAAAGTGGGGAGGTTACTCATCGCTTGCTGAACTTGCAAACGGAGATGTCTTAAAGTTTGACGAAATCACAGAACTTACATTAGAGAAGTGTTTATTGTATCTATCTTATAAATCGGATAAGGCTACATTAGAAAACATATTACATAGAGAGTCCATAAAAAGACAGCAGCAGTCATAACGATATTTCCATTTCGTATTGTTATATCATTAAAGATATTATGGGTAAATGGTCAAATAGTAGAAATGGTAACCTTAGATACTCCGTTAACAGAGAGAATGCTAGTGGCATATACTTAGGCCCTACTCAAGGTCTATCATCACCAAAGAATAGTAGAAGAGCATGTCTATGTTTAGATAGTGATACTTACGATGTTAAGTGTTGCAATGGTGCGTTAATGCAACAAGGTATTGGTGTCATACAAGGAACACCGCCTGTAAGCATTGGTGCATTTAGTGATGGATATAGTGAAGGTTTCAATATTGGTTCTCCGTTAAATTAAAATAGAATATGTCATTGAACAAACAACAATTAGAAGTAGTAAATCAGACTAACTTTCCTGACAACAATACGAAGTATATTACTCCAGCATTGTTAAGGGATTTTAATACTGATATGATTGACGCCATACAACTAACAGGGTCTTATGCGACTACTGGTAGCAATACATTTGTAGGCAATCAAACCATTACCGGTAACTTAAATGTTAGTGGTGTTATTTCTGCAAGTGTATTATATGTGCAAACAGAAACATCATCGGTAATATTCTCAAGTGGTAGTAACCAATTCGGTGATGAGTTAACGGATATACAAACCCTAAGTGGTAGTGTAAAGGTTCAAGGTAGCTTAACTGTAAACGGAGTAGCAGTATTAACTAGTTCTGCTGATGTAACAGGTTTTGTAACTACTGCATCTTTTAACTCATATACTTCATCTACTAATTTAAGACTTAATTCTTTAGAAACTAATAGTGCTAGTGTAAACATTTCAATTGCAAATATAAATACAACAACTGCAAGCTTGAATACATCGGTAAGTGCATTAAACACATTCACTGCATCTCAATTAGTATTAAACGGAAAATATGCAACAACAGGTAGTAATACATTTACAGGCAATCAAGTAATTGACAGAGCAAGTAAGTTATATACTAACGGAATATATTGGACAGATGTAACTGCAGGATATAATAACTTAGAAATCATAAACCAAGGTGGAGGCAATTTAGATTTTGCTTCTTTGAATGGTGGTAAGATGAGAATAGTAAGTACACCTTTAATACTAACGGGTAGTGCTTTATCTTCATCAAACGATATTTCTACATCAGCAAACATATATGGTGCTAACTTAACTGGTAGCACATTACCTTCTGGTGTTATATCAGGTAGTGCACAAATAACTGGATTAGGATTTGTTAGTTCATCAGTAACTGCATCTTCTTTGATTACTGCTTCATTTAGTGGAAACACTTTAACATTCACAAAAGGTAACGGAACTACATTCGGTGTGGTAATACCTGATGTTAGTGGTAGTACAATCCCATCGGGTACAGTTTCAGGTAGTGCACAAATAGTAGCATTAGGATTTGCAACAACTGCATCTCTTAACACATATACTGCATCTATAAACTCATACACTCAATCTAATGATGCAAAGTGGACAACATTACAAACTTTAACTGCATCTAATAGTGCATCGCTAAATCAATTGAATGCATTTACTGCATCTCAATTAACAATCAATAGTGCAATAGGAGCATCAACTGCTTCATTAAATACATTTAGTGCATCGACATTAACTAGATTAAATAATATTGAAACGACTACTGCAAGTTTATTGATTGAGACACAAAACTTAGAATTGTTTAGTGCATCTGCATTAACATCATTAAGTAATCTAAATACTGCAACTGCATCTTTATTTACTTCTACAAGTTTATCTTTGACTACTGCATCTTTTGCAGGAAATACTTTAACATTTACAAAAGGTAATGGTACAACATTTGGTGTAGTTATTCCTGATATTAGTGGTAGTACAATACCATCAGGAACTGTTTCATCTTCTGCACAAATAGTTAACTATGGTATATTCGCAACAACAGGTAGCAATCAATTTATTGGTAATCAAGCAATTGATGGTACATTAACTATAACTGGCAAAATCATAGGTTCACAAAGTATAATTTTACAACCTAATGCTAACGATGCTAGAACTTTAGAAATATACAATACCTCTGCAGCTGATACACATATTACTGCAAGTGGTGGTGAATTATTTTTAGGTAATGATGAAACCTATGTATTAGTAAATACTAACGCAAATCAAAAGCTAGTAGTTATAAGAGGTGATGAAAAAATTGTTGCTAGTGGTAGTTTAGATATTAGTGGTAGTTTAACTTCATCTTTACAACAAGGATATGTTTTAGTAGGAGATAGCAATAATAGAACTAAATTAGTTGCAACATCATCATTCATTGACACATTTAATAGTAGTAGTTTAGTAACAACTGCATCATTCAACACATACACAGCATCTAACGACCAAAAGGTAAATAGTTTAATTGCAGCAACTGGAAGTTATGCAACAACAGGTAGTAATACTTTTAATGGTAACCAAAATATTAGTGGAAGTATTAATTTCCCTAATGGAATGTATATTAAAGGATTTGCAGGCCAATTCGGTGAAATATTAGCTGCTTCTACTCAATTAAATATTCAAGCAACTGCTTTAACATTAAGTGGTAGTAATGTATCAATAAATGGTGTTAACTTTATATCATTTAGTTCATCTGTTGATAGTAGAATAAATGCAATAACAGGTAGTAATATAAATACAGGTAGTTTTGCAACAACCGGTAGCAATACATTCATCGGTGACCAAACAATTAGTGGGTCTGCGTTTGTATCAGGAAATATATCTGCACCAAATAACACAATAGACGCTAATACATTTAATGGTAGTTTTATAAACTTATGGAACCAAAATGCTGGAATGGGATTGGCATTAAATTCACAAGGTAGTGGCTCTCAATATCCACAATTTAATGTTACTGTAGACTCAACCGTATGGCCGAAAGACATTTATGGTGGTTTTCAAGTACAAGACCCATCATTAGGATATTTTACATATTTGGCAGCCGAAGCAACTTCATACACACCTGAATATAATGGTGAAGTAGTTGGTTTTATTGCAGGTGGTGCTAATAACGCAAATGGTTCTAACACTGCAATCATTATGAGAACAGGTAGTGCTAATTTGGAAATATATAAACCTATCGTTGCAAACTTTAATTTGAATGTAATAGGAAGTTTAACCTCTTCTTTACAACAAGGGTATGTATGGGCAGGTGGAGCAGGTAATATATCTAAATTAGTAGCAACATCATCGTTTATTGATAATCAAATAACATCTGCATCGTTTAACTCATACACAGCTTCTAACGATGCAAAAGTAAATAGTTTAATTGCAGCAACTGGAAGTTATGCAACAACCGGAAGTAATACATTTAGAGGCAATGAAACATTTGAAGATGCAGCAGGTAATGCATCTACATTAGTTCCTATATCAGGTAGTTTAATGTTAGTTGCAAAATCATTTACATCAGCATCAGCTCATTTAAGTGCATCTACATCAACACAAGTAAACTTAATATTCAAAAATAGTAATACTACTCCAGATACAATTATATCTGGTAGCAATAACATATTTACAAATCCAACTGCACCAACTGCAGGTTTCAAAAGATATATCGGTGGTAGTAGTAATTTAATGTTATCACCTGGTGGTGTCAATCAAATAAGTGCCTCTCAAGCATTCCCAATTACAACGAACTTTAATGTTAATATGAATGGGGCTATTACAACTAGAGGGCCTGTAAGTGCATCTGCATGGAATATGAATGGTAATTTGATAATGGCGGGTATCAATGTTGGTCAAAGTGCTGCAAATAATGCAGAAAAACTATTGGGAACACTTGCTATAAATAATAATCAAGCTGGAAATAGTTTGAATATCATTGCAAATAGAACAGCAATTAGTGCATCTACAACCATAGGTAGTAATGCATTTATAGGAGGAGCAACTATTTTAACAATGGCATCTTCCTCAATTGGCCACCAATTTAATGTTGGTAATGCTACTATTACTAATGGATTTCAAAATGCAGGTGGAACAGGAACTAATAATAGTTTACAAGTATTTTCTAACTGGTTTGGTGGAGCAATAATAAATGTATCAGGAAGTGACGCAGGTGGGTTGTCCAATCCAAGATTTATGTATAACAATTATTTATTTAGTGGATTAAGTTTATCAGGAACATCAGCAATTGCAAATCTTTCATTAAATGGTAGTGGGTCGTCAATGTTATCTACAATGGCGATGGGACATGAATTAGGTATAACTGGTAGTAATGGATATGATAGTAATAATAATATTTTAACACCAGGTACTGGAGCAGGTAGTGCTTTCTTTGGTAGATGGAATGCTCAAGATGGAAATAGAGCAAGAACTTCTGAAACGGTATTTGCAATAGGAACAGGAACTGAAGCAACTAAAAAGACAGGCTTCTTAATTGACTCAGGTAGTAACACATTTATAGAGGGAACTCTTAATGTAAGTGGTAGCACAACACTAACGGGTAGTTTATCTGTATTAGGTAACACAACAATAATAAATAATAAATTAACATTTAGTGGTTCGGCTCCTTTTAACAATGCATCAGTAATAGAAACAATTGGTGGTGGTAATCTACAAATTAGTAGTAGTGGATATATGGTATTAGGTGCTAATGGTTTAGGTATTTCACAAAATGATAGAAATAGTGATTTCACAATGTATTCAAATATGGCAAAAAATGCAACATTTGGAGCATTTGCATCACAATCAGCAAATATGAATGTTGGTGTATACGACCCTGATAATTTTACATATGATAATGAATTACAAATAACTGCAGAACCAAGCGGTGGAATTACTTTTAATGATTGGGATAATGGAAATGGTCAATATGTGTCATGGTTAAAAACAATACCTAACGATGGAAGTAATCCTGCACCTGTAATGACAAGAGGTTTAACTATATCAGGTAGTTTAAGTATGACTGGTAGTGTAAACTTTACAACAGGTAGTAATAAGCAAGCAGGAACTGCAGTATTAGATGGTGCAAACCCAGGTACAGTAACAGTATCAAACTCATTGGTAACTACAAATAGTATCATAATGGTAAGTAAACAAACTAACAATCATCCAAATGCTGGACCGGTTGTTATAAGTTCAAAAGGTAGTGGTACATTTACAATTACTTCTAATCATAATGGTGATACTGATACAGTAGGATGGTTTATAATCAATAATTCATAATAAAATAAAATAACGATTTTTTAACTTGGGTATGTTATACCTGTATAAACAAAATAGAATATGAACGCAAAAAATGTATTGAATAAGATTTTAGGACTTTTATCAGAAGATGTTCTAAACTTTACAGATGCTAAAACAAAAGACGGTACTATTTTACAATCACCAACTTTTGACTTAGGTGAAACAGTTGATGTTGTAGATGCAGACGGAAAGAAAACTCCAGCTCCAGACGGCGAACACGAAATCGCATTGAAAGACACAGAGGGTAAAGAAGTTATCATCAGAATTGAAACTAAAGACGGAAAAATTACTTCAAGAGAAAATGTTGAAGAAGCAAATCCTGAATTAGCTAAAGTAGATGAAGAAGTAGTTGACAAGAATGTTGACGAAAAGAAAGAAGGTGATGTTAAGATGGCTGACACTACAACAGAAGAAGCACATCCATTACCAAACACAACTGACGAAGACCCACGCAATATGATTGCTGATGACTCTGAGGAAACTGAGAAAGACCCATTAATTTCATTGTCTTACAGAATTTCAGAAATGGAAAAGCAAATGAAAACTATGATGGAAAAGTTTGGTGACCCTAATTTACCAATGGTAGATGAAGAAGTTCCAGCAGAAGATGAGATGTTACCAGAAGATGGTGTTGCAATGTCAGAAGTAGAAGAAGAAGAGTTACCTAAATTAGATGGTGCTCCAATTGATACTGCAGGCTTTAAGTTTTCACAAGAGGTACACAAACCTAACACATTCGGAAAAAAAGTAGGAAGTTCACAAAACAACTTCTTATCTAAACTATATAATTAAAATAATTAAAAAACAAACAAACATGAAAAAATTTCAAAAGTTTGCTGAACCTACCATCACCGCTACATCGTATGCAGGTGAGGCAGCTGCACAATATATCGCTGCAGCTTTGTTATCAGCAAAAACACTTGACAACAAGTATGTGACTATCATGCCAAACGTGAAATACAAAGAAGTAATTCAAAAGTTAGCAGTTGATGGTATCGTACAAGACGCATCTTGTGATTTCACAACTTCAGGTAGTGTAACAATTACTGAAAGAGTTATCACTCCAAAAGAATTACAAGTTAACTTACAATTATGTAAGCAAAACTTCGTAGCATCTTGGGAAGCTTTACAATTAGGATTTTCTGCATTTGACGAAATTCCTAAATCATTCAACGACTATTTAGTATCTTATGTAGGTGGTGTAGTTGCACAAGCAACTGAACAATCTATTTGGGCAGGTACAAATGTAAATGGTCAATTCGCAGGTTTCCAAACTGCATTATCTGCATCAGTAGCAGCAGGAACAGGTGTAATCTCTGCAAAGAGTGGTTCAATCGTAATTTCTGGAAGTATCACAGCTGGTAATGTATTATCAGTAATGAACTCAGTAGTGGATACAATCCCTGCAGCAGTTTATGGTAAAGAAGATTTATTATTGTATGTAGGTACAGGTGTTGCAAAAAACTATCAACAAGCATTAGCAGGTGGAGCAGTTGGAGCAAATGGTTGGAACAACCAAATGAACGTGGGTGACAAACCTTTCAACTTTAACGGTATTGAAATCGTTATGTGTCCAGGTATGTCTGCTAACACAATCGTTGCAGCTCAAAAATCTAACTTATTCTTCGGAACAGGTTTACTTTCTGACTACAATGAAGTAAAAGTAATTGACATGGCGAATATTGATGGTTCACAAAACTATCGTATCATCATGAGATACACAGCAGGTACACAAATCGGTATCTTAAGTGATGTAGTTTACTACGGAGCTTACTAATATAACTAAGGTCGGTGGGGTTAAAATCCCACCAACTTTTAACTAACAAAAATAAAATTAAAGTATCATGGCTTGTAACTTAACACAAGGGCGTCAGGAAGTTTGTAAAGAAAGTATCGGTGGATTACTAGGTGCTTACTTCATTAACTTTACAACTGGGTCTTTTACAAAAAACGCAGCAGGATTGGTGACAGCGTTACCATCAGGCTCAACCGTATATTATTACGAGTTGAAAGGAACTAGTGCATATACCGAAACTGTAAACACATCTCGTGAAAATGGTACAACATTCTTCTCTCAAGAATTATCTTTGAATTTGAAGAAGTTGACTAATGAAATGACTACACAATTAAAGTTGATGGCTTACGGCCGTCCTCAAGTAATTGTATGGACAAATAACGGAGATGCATTGTTAGTTGGTGAAAAATTAGGAGCTGATGTAACTGCAGGAACTATTCAAACAGGTGGAGCATTGGGTGACTTATATGGTTATTCAGTAACTTTAACAGGAACTGAACAATTACCAGCATCATTTATCTCTGGAAGTACAACGACTTCTCCTTTCGCAGGATTAGCAGTTCAACCAACTATCGTATACAACTAATCAGTATAACGCATAAAAATATTAGACCCTACTCTTCGGAGTGGGGTTTTTTTATTTAATGATATTTGGTTTTGATGGTGTTATAACTAGATAAAGACAAGGTAATGCTAGCATATAATATATCTCAGAGCAACGAATATACATTTAGAATACAACCTACGGCCAGTGCAGAGTTCACAATGAGTTTACAAGATATGACAACTCTACAAAACTTTACCGCATCTATCGTAAGTATGTCATATGAACCATACGAAAGTTATGTTTCATTTAGTTTGAATATAAGTGGTGCAATTGTAGGAGAAGAATATAGAGCAGTGCTTTATAATTCAGGTAGTATAACTTCACTATGGAATGGTTCCGTTCAATGTTATGCATCACAATCTTTATCTATACCAAAATCAGATTACGAAAACCAAAACAAGCAATATGTTTCCAATGTAACGGAGAACAGATATGTAATACTAGACTAATATGAAAGCAAATCAAAATTTCGCAGTTGTTAATGTTAACACAAACCAACTTCCAATTATTACGGAAGATACAAAGACTCGTTATCAATGGGTGCCATTCGGCGTTTATGGTCACGATGACTTCTTTGGTGCTGTAACATCTGCATTTAATGTATCTACAACAACTTCTGCATGTGTAGAAGGAATTGCTGATTTAATTTATGGTAAAGGGTTATACTCAAAGAATAGTGCATTTAACGATGTATTACAAAAGTTAATTCCACAAGAAGAAACTAAAAGAGTATCATTTGACTTAAAATTATTCGGTAATGCTGCATATCAAGTGTTTTGGAATGATGACCATACTAAAATAATTAAGTTGTATCACATTCCTATTCAAACCCTTCGTGCAGAAAAGTTAAACAACGAACCAAAGATACAAAACTATTATTATTGCACAGATTGGAATGACCAAAGAAAGATTAAAGATAAAAAGAAAATACCAGCATTTGGAACATCAAGTGACAAAATGGAAATACTTTACATAAAGAATTATTTCCCTGGATTATACTATTATTCTTTACCAGATTGGGTTTCAGCAATGCAATACTCAATAGCCGAAGGTGAAATCTCCAATTTACACTTAAATAATATTACTAATGGTTTCTTACCTGCAGTAATGATTAACTTTAACAATGGAGTTCCTGCACCTGAAGAAAGACAAACCATTGAAGATTTATTACAGGCTAAATTTACTGGAACAGATAACGCAGGTAGATTTATGTTATCATTCAATGATGACCCTGCAACTAAACCAACATTAGACATTATTCAAATAGATAACTTACATGAGAAGTATGAATATGTTGCAGATTATACACAAGATAGAATATTAGTTGCACATAGAGTAACATCACCTTTATTATTCGGTATTAGAACTGACAATAATGGTTTTAGTTCTCAAAGTGAAGAAATGAAGACTGCATTCTCTATCATGCAAACAATGACTATCTCTCCATTCCAAAATCTTATCTTAAACAGTTTAGATATGGCATTGACAGAAGGTGGATATGAAGCAACTGAATTATACTTTGAACAATTAACTCCATTAGTAATACTTGCAGAAACTGCAGATGAAACTGGTAAATCAATTGGACAAGTTGAAGATGAAACTAACAAATCAATGGAAAATCCTGCAACACAGGAAAACCCAGGTGACCAAACTACTCAAGATGCAACTCCTCCAACTAAAAACAAAATGGAGACAGAAGATAATATAATGATGCCAATGAGTAGTGCATTTTTTGAAAGAGAATACGAAATAATTAAACATTAAGACATGGCGATAGCACTTTTTATTACAAGAAACGACATTATAAAGAATACACCATTACAGGGTGCAATAGATGCAGATGCTCTATTACCTTTTGTAAGTGTATCTCAAATTAAGTATATGAAAAACTTATTGGGTACAGTTCTTTATGATTATATAGATGCACAAATCTTAGCAGGTACATTTGACAATCTAAGTATATACTACCAAGATTTAATGACTGACCATATTAAACCATGTTTGATTTGGCACGCATGTGCTGAATACATTCCGTTTAGTTCTGTTCAATTCAAATCAAATGGTGCAGTTAAACAACAATCTGAACAAGGTGTTGCTCCATCTAAAAGTGAATTAGATTACTTATTAGCAAAAGCAAATGAGAATGCTAACTACTACGATTTAAGATTGCAAAACTATTTGATTGCATACGCAAACAATATACCACAATACTTACAATCAGTTGGTAATCAAACACAGATTTACCCTGACATGACAAATCAATATTTCGGAGGAATACAATTATAAAATATGTCATATCCATTACAACATACACAAAATCAGAGTATTGTTCAAAATACAGGTACTAATTATACTTTGTATTACAATGTCTTAAATTACTTTAAGACTATTATGAACAATCACCCTAGTATTGCACAAGTATCACAAGGTGATATTAGTGAGGTGGATAATATTGCATTCCCTAGTTATCCATTAGGTAATGTATTAGTAACTACTTCTACTTTTGGAACTTCAACAACACAATTCAATATTCAATTGATTGTTGCAGATAAAGTTAAGAATAAGAATAATGAGTCAATAGGAGAAAGAAATGAACAAATAGTTCCGTTCTATGGTGTAGATGATATGGTAGACATACATGCAAACACTCTAGCTATACTAAATGATTTAACGGCATATACGCAAAGAGGAGTTGCTGGTTTTGAAATAAACGAAGAAATTACATGTACTCCATTTGGTGATAGGTTTAATAACGGACTAGCTGGGTGGCAAGCAGAGTTTACTTTGACCACTCACAATGATAAAAATCGTTGTCTTTTTTTTTTAATTAACCCTTCGGGAAGTGGTTATATTATAGAAGAATGTTTAACGGGAAATTATTATAAAGCGGTTTTAGCGGAGACAGGTAGTATAGGACAAGTATTTAGTAGTAGATACTCTCTAAAAAACAATATAGATGTCAATACATATGACTTCTTACATTGTTATACGATTGTAGATACTTTTAGTGGTGAAAATGATTTTGACTATGTTAATTTACAAATATTGGACTTACCTTATGCAGATTATGGAGATTGTCCGTATTGTGAATTATGGATAAATCCTAAAATATGGTCAACAACACCAGCAAAGTGGGGACAAGGAACAGATGTTGAGTTTAGAAGATGGCAATTTGATTAAAACGATAAAATAAAAATAAATGGGAAGTTTAAGTAATTTATATATTTCACAATCTTATCAGTCACTAATTCATTTTAGTACTGATACTTCTGCGTCTACAACATTAACTGAATTAGAAGATGGTGTAGGACAAGGACTAGGTATTTACTTTAATACAGAAGGTGACTTTAGAGCTGATGGTAGATACTATGTAGATAAAGGTATTACAATTTCAGGGTCTGTATTAATTGATACACAATATTCTGCATCAACTCCTGCATATTATAATTCTTTTAATTCTATTAGTAATACTATTAGAGTGCAAGGTAGTTATCCTGCAGCAGGTTATGACCCACCATCAATAAACGATGTGCAAGTGGGTTGGTTAGTAAATGGTGAGAATGTAACTAATGCAATTGTAACTGCAATAACAGGAAAAGGAACAGGTGATGTATTGGTTACAATTAATCAAAACTTTGCAAGACCTACAAAACAATATATATTTAAAGGTAATATTCCAACAATAATACAGATTACAGGGTCAATGACTCAATCAGGAAGTTATACTTTAACTGGCTCATTGTCAGTCGACGGACATGGTAAATTTGGTAAAGGATTAGAAGTAACTGGAGCAATTGATTTAGTAGGTGACTTAACAGCATCTAATGTATTTATAAAAAATAACTTAATAGTTAGTGGAACAATTAATGCGTATAGGATAGTTACTACAATAGAAAGTAGTTCTGTCATATTCTCATCTGGGTCTAATATTTTGGGAGATGCTACAAATGATACACAAACACTCATAGGAAGTATTATAATGTCAGGAAGCAGTTCTTTGACAGGTTCTAGCGGTATTACAGGTAACTTAAATGTAGGTGGGGCTGGAACATTCGGAGGAACGGGTAGTTTTATAGGAGATTTAACTGCAACTGGAAATATTTCTTCATCTACTTTAAGTGGTGTTGGAAATGTAACTATATATTCTGCTTCAGTTAATAGTAGATTAGTTTATTTAGAGGGCCCGTTTAGTACATCTGTTGATTTAAGATTAGACCAATTAGAAAGTTTTAGTTCTTCATTACAAACAACATTTGTAACAGAAATTGAAGCAAATCAAACTGCATCTTTTTTTCAAAATCAAATAAACCAAAAGTTATTTACTTCATCATTTAATTCATATACACAATCATATAGTCAAAGTGTTGCGGTAACAACTACTGGTTTAAATGATAGAATAAATACTCTTTCTTCATTTACGGGAAGTTACGCAACAACCGGAAGTAATATATTTATTGGTAATGAAACTATTAGTGGCTCATTATCTGTTTCTGGAAGTACATCATTAAGAGGAAACTTAAATGTAACAGGTGCAGTGGGTATTAATGGTAATATGATTTATTCAGGCTCAGTTAGAGGCAATGTTGTTGCATTAACAATTAGTGGAACTACTTCAAGTATGGATTTATCTTTAGGTAACTTCTTTACTATTACCTTGAACGCAAGTAGTCCATGTAGAATTGAACCAACAAATATTCAACCTGGTGAAACTATTACATTAAGAGTAACACAACCTGCAGGTGGATTTGGAACTGTACAATTTCCAACTAATGTAGATTATGCAACTGGATATCAATATAGTGCAACACCACAAGCAAATGCAGTGGATATTTTAACTTTCTTATCATTTGATACTGGTAGTTTATATTATAATAGAGCAAATCAATTTATTTAATAGAGTATGTATATACCTTCTTTATTTACAACAAGTCCTAATGGGTGTCCTAATGGATTTAGGGCATATAAAATGGCTAATTTTGGTACAACTAATCTAAATTCAGGTGCAAGAGGAAGAATAACTGTCAATATAAATCAATTTACAAATGATGTTGTTGGTGAAAACTTTCAAGGTATTGGAAGTTATACTACAAATATAACATTAAATAATGGTGGAAGTTATACTACAAATGGTATAGAACCACCATCTGGTATATCAAACCCTGCACTTCCTTTTTGGGGTAGTACCAGTCAAAACCAAAGCACTAATTATTATATAACTAGTTCTGCAGGTGAAGAATTATATTATTGTTATGATTGTACTAAAAAATGGAGATGGACAATTGGTTCAAATGCATGTCAAGCTGCACCATGGCAACAATTTGCTACACCATTAACACTTGCGGTATTAACAACTCCTACCGGGTCTTTAACATCGGATGCTGCTTACACAAAAGGAACTTTTAATTTTTGTATAGGAACTACCTCAACTATTGAAGGTTTTGGCCCTATATGGGAAAGAGCAACCGGTGGTAATAATTCAACTGCATATTATATTGTAAGTAGAGAAGATATTACACCAATATATTATGGTATAGAAAATTGCTTAACATCAAGTGTTACAAGAAGTATTTCATTATCTGGAGGTGTAACTCTAAATGTTGGAGATGTATTCAAATCATCTACAACAGGTTTATCAGGAAGTTGTTGGAGTGTAACAAGTTCATTCCAATCAGCATCATTTACACCAAATGTTGCAAATGTTGTAACCGCATCTACATTTGCTGCATGTATAAATTGTACTGACCCATTATCTATAAAATATAATATTACTGATTGTGCTACATCTACAAGTTATGTTGCTACATTTAGTTCAGCACCTACATTGGGAACTATATTCAAATCAAATGATTTACAAAAATGTTTTACAATAGTTTCACAAGCAAGCCAAAGTGTAACAACCGATTATTCTAATTTATCAATTGCACAAACATATGTAGATTGTCCTACTTGTTTAGCTACTTCAAGTAGTTTAACAATTAATTATTTAATTGTTGGTGGAGGAGGAGCAGGTGGAGGATATGGTGGTGGAGGAGCAGGAGCAGGTCAATATATAGCATCAACAACTACATTATTAACTGGGTCATCATATACTGTTGTTGTTGGAGATGGTGGAATAGCTGCAGGATTTAAAGGAACGAATGGTGATAGTTCATCATTTAATTCAATAATTGCTATTGGTGGTGGAGCCGGTGGAGCTCTTTATTATGAAGTAGGAAATAGTGGTTCATCTGGTGGCGGTGGTGCATATTACGGCAGCGCTGCAGGTGGTATAGGTACTGCAGGAAATAATGGTGGTGCAGGTAGTTCCGGAGCACAGGACGCAGGTGGTGGCGGTGGTGCATCAGCGATAGGTGCTGGTGGTAGTACAACTTCAAATGGAGGTGTAGGTACTGCATGGGTTGATGGAAATTATTACGCAGGTGGAGGTGGTGGTTATAGAAGAGAAACTGCATTGACATCTAATGGAGCTGGTGGTTTAGGTGGTGGTGGTAATGGTGCACAAAATGGTAATAGTGGAACATTAAGAGTTGCATCATCCGGTAGTGCAAACACAGGTGGTGGTGGTGGAGGTTCAATTAGTGGTGTAGGTAGTGGTGGTGATTGGAATGGAGGTAGTGGTGTTGTTAAAATTAGATACGCTGCTAGTTCATCCGTAGCTACTGGTGGTCAGATTGTAATCTCAGGCTCATATGTATACCATACATTTACAGGCTCAGGAAACTTTACAACATAATATGCCTACATTACAAGACATAGCAAAACAGATAAGTTCCTTAGCACAATTGAACTTACAAAGAAAACCAACCCGTGCGATAGATACAGGTAACTTACTTCGCACGGTGGCAAGCTATAATACACCTCAAAGAATGGTCAATGAAATTAAAACTTCTGACACTTATTCTTTTGAAATTGAATTAGATTATGCACCACCAGGAGCAGAATATGGTAGGTATGTAAATGACGGAACTTATAAAATGGCAGCAAGACCATTTGCAGATAATGCAATCAATGACCCAACTGTCTTAGCAATGTTGGATGACTATTATAGTGATGTAGTAGATAAATTAGTTATTGGAAATCTTGCAAAAGAATTGGATAAGATGGAAGCTGAGTATTAGCATCCACCATTTTTCCAGAAACTGTGGTTATAATAAGAAAGGATTATAAATGTCATTATCAATCACACAAACACCAGCGTTAGTTTCTTTAGCACAATCACCGATTATTTTTACGGTTGCAGAAAGTACACCTGTTTATACATCATCTTCATTTCAATATGTAGGTGAATTATATTATTGGACAGGTAGTTTAACTGCTTCAGGTAGTGCAGACTATACGATTGTCAAATATCCAAATACAGTAAATGTAGGTATTTTTGACTTAAATAGAATTATTAATTCAACACTTACAGATTTAGCATATACTAATACATCAAATGTAATGTATTATGCAGTTGATTTTTATTATCAATATTACAATGGAACTTCATTTGTAACTGGGTCACATCTTAAATCATCTACATACAAAGCATTAGATGGTTATAGTATTTTCCAAGAACCAATAGGACAAGTAGTTTATTCCAAAACTCCATACTGGCCTTTGATGACTGATGGGCCTGCAACTCAATCTGCATTTTTAGATAACTACGGAACTGCAGGTGTATATAGTGGTGATGCGGGAACAACACAACCTACAAAGATAACATACACATCTAATTTAGGAAGTGCAGATTATAATGTCAGTTCATCAACTTCAACATCAGGACAAGTATATCAATATCCAATAGGGCCATTGCAAAGTGGATTTCCTCTTTCTACAACAGGTTTAGAATATTTTACAACACAAGCATACAATGGTTCAACTGCATTAGGTAGTTCAATTAAATATGTTGTTGATTGTATTCAGAAATATCCTAATGTAAGAATTAAGTGGAAAAATAGATTTGGTCAATTTGATTTCTTTAACTTTTATATGGTTAATAGACAATCATTTACAACTGAAAAGAAAACTTATCAACCACAATTAGGTACATGGGAAAGTTCAACTTTATCTTATGCAAAACCAGATAGTGGTGTATTGAATTATATTGTAGATAGTAAGCAAGCAATTCAAGTTAATTCATTTTGGATTTCACAAGATTATAATGAATTATTAAAGCAACTAATGGTATCTGATGAAATATATTGGGTATATGATGAAGCTAACAACTATGTAAGACCGATAACAATTACAACTTCTAATGTAGTATTTAAAACAGGAGTTGTAGATGGTTTAATTCAATATCAATTTGATTTCAATTACGGACAAGCGTATAAATTAATTATCTAATGGCAGGAGTTATATCAACCCAAGGGTTTCAGTTTAGATTATTAGCAGGTACACCATTTCAACAATTAGACCTATTTGCAGATGAAGATATTAAATTATCAAATAATGTAACAGGTATATTTGACATTGGTACACTACCTGCAGATTTTACTAGACAAATTACAATACCAGGAACTAAAGTAAACAATGCTTTCTTTGAGCATGTTTATGATATTTCAATTCAAAATCCATTTCTATTTGCAACAAATATTAAAGTTCCTTGCTATTTTGATTTTGGTGGATTTTATTTATCAAATGGGTATATACAATTAAATAAAGTAAATGTCCTTGCTAATAAATTCATTGAAAGTTATGAGGTAACAATTTATGGTGCATTGTCCAGTTTTGGTAGAGATATTAATAGAGCATATTTAAGTGATTTAACTTCATTAGCACAATATAATCATACTTCATCTTACGATAATATTAAATTAAGTTGGGAAACAGGTAGTACTGGTTTATTTAATCATGATATAGTTTACCCATGGGCAGATTATGGACAAGGATGGCAATATACATCAGGTGATGATTTTTTTGGTGTAGATGATAACTATGGTGGTTTATCTGTTATGGATTATAAACCTGCTATTAGAGTTAAAAAGGTATGGGATGCAATCTTTGATTATGCAGGATATACATACTCATCTTCATTTTGGAGTGAGAGTTGGTTAGATGATGTTTATATGGTTTGTAATAAAGGATTAAGATATCCAGTTTATCCTGAAGTTGATTTGGAAACATATGGTGTAATGAAATTAGGTGCAATATCAGGAAGTGGTATGACTGATTTAAATATACCAATGAATACATGGACAACTTTACCTTGGTTTAATCAATTAGTTGACCCAGGTAATTTTGTAAACAATGGTGCATATACAGTAGAAAAGAATACAAATTTAACTGGAGTATTAAACTTAAATTTTGAAGTTAGTTCTTCAGGTAATTTACCAGGACAATTTTGGATGAGAATGATTGAGACAGGTAGTGCAACTGCAGTAGGTGAAAGTACATTGGTAACATTTAATAATTACTTTACACAAATTGCTAGAAGTAGAAGTTCAACTCAAAGTATTCAACAAACATATACATTATCAACACCTTTACCTTTTCAAAATGTAGCAGCAGGTACTTATTATTTTCAAATTAAGATAGATGAATATTATGTAACTACTGACCCAAGAATTATAATAGACCCAGGTGGAACAACAAAATCTTTTATTCAAATACAAAGAGTAAATCAGGCAGCTGATGGTAGAGTTTTAGATATACCTTCAAATATGCCATATGGAACTGCAGGTATTAAATTAGTAGATTGGATAAGCGGAATACAAAAGAAATTTAATTTAGTAATTTATCCTAACAACACTAAACAAAATGAGTTTATTATTGAAACATTTAGTAATTGGTATAATAAAGGAAATGTATTAGATTTTAATAGATACATTAATTTAGATGAAAAATTAGAAGTAATATCTGCAAATAGTTTTGCTGTAAATAAATTAAACTTTGGTGATACTTTAGACCAAGATTATGTTTCATTACAATTTAGTAGAGGAGCAAATAGAGAATTTGGTAAACAATATTACATTGATACTACTAACTTTTATTCACAAGGTGAGTTTAATGTTAAAACTACATTTGCATCATCACCATTATTGTATATGACAGGTACAGGTTTATCTGGAAGTATTGGAGGATTTTCACCTACACAATCATACTATTCAATCGGAACTTATAAAGTTTCATATGTAAGTTCTGCAAGTTCAGTTTGTGGAAATTTCACACAATGTGCATTCTATCAATTATATACCGATACTGGTACATTTGCAACTGGTAAAATAGTTTATACAGATGCTTATGGGAATAATCCTGTGGTAGGTTTTAGTTGGTTAGTATACAATACAGGTGGTGGAGCAAACGAAATATATTCATTAAATTCATCAACCGGAGAAATCGGATATGGAACAGGACAATTTTGCTAAAATTAAAATATTATGAGTCAAAGAATACCAATATACATTCCAACTTACATTAATAATTCAACATACGAACCAGCAAGAGTATTGCCTCGTTTATTCTTTTATAATGGTAATTTACAATGTGAAAGATACTTTATACAACAAGCTTCACCAGGATATGGTGGAATATCTGAACAACAATTTGAATTCCCATATTTTGACAATTATAATGTAGTTAGTGGTAGCTTTCCAACAACCGATAGTCGTTCATTACTTTTTAATAATGAAGCAGCAGTTTATGGTGAATTACCTACTGAAAATCTTTATACTACTTATTGGGAAAAGTATATTAATTTTTTATATAATCCAACTACAAGAGTATTGAATTGTAAAGCAATTATACCTTTAGCTGATTATTTTAAAATGTCATTAAATGATATTGTAAATTTTAGAGGAAATTATTGGCATTTAAGAGCAATAAATAATTACTCTCTTAAATCAGGAGATTGTGATTTACAATTATTAGGGCCAATTATTCCAGATGTATTAGATGGCAAGTAATCACTCACTTTTAATTTTACCAATGTTATATCATTATGATAAAGAACTTAATAGATTTATTGCAAACTAACAATTTTTACGGACACTCTGAAACAATCAACATAGCAAAAGGAAAATACGCAATTCCTTATACTTGGTCTGATTTGGGAAAGAACATTAAAAGAAGATTATGGCCGATAAGAAAATCAAAGTAAAAGTTGATGTAGAAACCAACGCAGCTAATTCAATTGCAGATTTGAAAGCATTAAAAAAGCAATTAAAAGAAACTGCTGCAGGTAGTGAAGACTTCAAAAAACTTTACAACCAGATTGATGATTTGGAAGATAAAATCAAATCAGCAAAAAATGTTTCAAGTGATTGGGTTGACTCATTAGAAAGTGCAGGTGGGCCATTGGGTGCATTAGGTGGTGCTTTGAATAAAGCAAAAGTTGCCACACAATCATTTGGTGCTGCATTGAAAGCAACAGGTATTGGTTTAATCGTTGCTTTATTAGGTGGATTTGTTGCAGCTCTTTCAAAGTCCGATGAGACAATGAAAAAGTTTGAACCAATTCTTATTATGTTTGAACAACTTTTGAATGGTTTATTAGGTGCATTACAACCCCTAATTGATGGATTTATAGAGCTAGCAATTAATGTAATGCCTTATGTAACAAAAGCATTTAAGGTAGTTTATTCAGCAGTAACTGCAGTATTCCAATCATTAGGTAAGTTAGGTGGTGCAATTGTAAAATTATTCAAAGGAGATTTCAAAGGTGCATGGGAAGATGCAAAAGCATCAGTATCATCATTTAGTGATAATTACGATGCAGCAGTTGATAGATTTGAGCAAGGTCAAAAGAAAATGACTAAAACTCAAAAAGAGAATTTAGATAAACAAAAGAAAGATAGAGACGAAGCTGCTGAAAAAGCTAAACAACAAAGAGAAGAAGAATTAAAAGCTTTGATGGAAGGTCAGAAGGAAGCAATGCAAGAATTGCTTTCTGAAAAAGAAGCTGAAGAATATAAAGTAAGAGAAAAGTATGCAAATCTATTATATCTTGCAACTAAGTATGGTGATGATACTGCTCAATTAAAACTTGCACAACAAAATGCATTAGATGAAATTGATGCAAAGTATAAGTTAAAAGAAGATGAGAAGAAAGCTAAAGAAGCAGAAGAAAGACAGAAGAATGCAGATGAATTGGCTAAGTTTTATTTAGACCAATATGATAAGATAAAGAAATTAGAAGAAGATAGAGAAAATACTACATTCAAAACAAACCAAGCAGTTAGACAATCTTGGGTTGATTTAGGACAAAATATTGCAGGTGTGTTTGGTTCATTGATAAATGTATTTGAACAAGGTTCAGATATGGCTAAAGCATTTGGTATTGCACAGGTTGCAATTAATGCTGCATCATCAATAGGACAAATATTAACAAATGCACAAGCAATGCAATTTGAATATAATAAAGCAATTGCAACGGGTAATGCAGCAATTTTAAGTGGTATACCTAAATTGGTAAACCCTATTACTGCAGGTTTAGGTATTGCTGAAATTGCTGCAGGTAAAGCAGCAGTAGCGGGTGGTATAGCCGGTAAAGCAGCAACCAAAGTTAGTACAACATTACAGGTTGCAGCCGTAGGTGTTTCATCTGCAGCTCAAATTGCAGCAATACTTTCAGCAGGTAAAGGTAGTAAGTCAAGCGGTAGTGGTGCATCGGCAAGTACCGGTGGAGGTAATGTAGCTAACATAGCAGTTCCAACTGCACCAACTGCAACAGCACCATCCGTTAATACAACAGGTGGCCAGAATGCAACTTCACAAATTGGTGAAACTATATCTGCAGCGCAAAAACCAATCAAAGCATATGTTGTATCACAAGATGTTTCTTCTCAACAGGCATTAGATAGAAGAACAAACAGAGCTGCAACATTCAACGGAGCATAACAATTTTTAATAATAAGCCTGTTATAAGATTATGAAACTATTTGAACTTACCATTGAGGACTCTGCTGATGAAATCTTTGCAATCAGTCTCGTAGAAAATCCTGCAATAGAGTCGGACTTTATGTTTTTTGCAAAAGAAACACAAATGTTTGCAGCAGTTGATAATGAGAAGCGTATGTTAATTGGAGCTATACTAATTCCTGATAAAAAGATAATGAGAGTAGAGGCCGATGGTTCTCCATACGAAGTTTACTTTACAAAGGATACAGTTGCTAGATTAGCACAAAACTATTTAGCAAAGAAGTATACGGATAAAGCAACATTAGAACATGATGCTAAAATCAAAGGAGTAACATTAGTAGAGAGTTGGATTAAAGATGGTCAGTTTGATAAATCAAATAATTATGGATTAAACTTACCAAAGGGAACTTGGGTAGGAATGATGAAGATAACTGATGATAAGATTTGGAATGATTATGTAAAAACAGGCAAAGTGAAAGGGTTTTCAATTGAAGGTCTATTTTCACACAAATTAATTAAAGCATCATTAGAAGATATTTTAGAAAAAGATGTTTTGGAATTGAGTGATTATGAAGCAGCAGCAGTTTTGAATAAAATGAAGCATATAATCAAATCAGATAATAGATTTAAGAAAGGACAAAGAGTAGATGTATATGATATGGAAGGTGAAACACCATCAATACCTGCATCATCTTACCCTGGTCAATCAGGAACTAAAAAGAAAAAATCATACATTCACCCTGCATTGATAGGACAAACTAAATAACATGGCAACAATGGTAGAATTTTTATCAGTATTAAATAGTGCTAAACAACAGGCTATTTTCTGGCATAATCAAACGGAAGTATATAGTGAACACAAAACTCTTAATGGGTTTTATGACAGAATATTAGGTTTATTAGATGGTTTGGTTGAAAGTTATGCAGGTATATTCGGTAGACCAAAAGGATATGAAGCACATGACTTTGTAGATTGGACTTCAACTGATGACACTATAAAGTATTTTCAAAATCTTTATCAGTATGTTCAAAGTGAAAGAACAAGTTTACCACAAGAAAGTTGGATACAAAATCAAATAGATGAGATTGCAGCACAGATTGCACAAACAATTTACTTACTTACCTTAAAGAAATAATATGTTAGGTAACCAAAAACAACTACAAAAGTTAAAGCAATATCGTTTAGCAGGATGTCCTCCAGCTACACATGATATTCCAACTAACTTAAAGAATAGACAAAAGTGTATTGATGATGCCAACTACGGCCCATTAAATCCAAACGAACCAAATGAAGATTATTGGAAAGCTAAAGCAGATATGTTTAAGGGAGATGTGGAAGGTGCAAAGAAAGCATTATGTGGTAATTGTTCATTCTTCAATCAAACAAAAGCAATCCTTGATTGTATTGCTACGGGTATTGGGGGAACACAGAAAGAAGAGTGGGATACAATAGACGCAGGTGACTTAGGATATTGTGAAGCATTTGATTTCAAATGTGCATCAGCTAGAACATGTGACGCATGGGTAGCAGGTGGGCCAGTAATTGACTAACATGAATACAAACTCAGTTCATAATAAACTTTATAACTTTGAAAGTCATTCTGACTATCCAGATGGTGTTAAAGCAAATGCAAGAGCAGCATTAAAATGGGTAAGTGATAATGGATGGGGCAGTTGTGGAACACCTGTTGGAAAACAAAGAGCAAATCAATTAGCAAAAGGTGAACCAATTAGTGTAGATACTATAAAGAGAATGTATTCTTTTTTAAGTAGACATGAAAAAGATTTACAAAGTAGTAGTGGATATAATGATGGGTGTGGATATCTTATGTATATGGCTTGGGGTGGTAAAGCAGCATTGGGTTGGTCACATAACAAACTAAAAGAATTAGGAGAAATAGATGAATAGTAATTCAGTATATAAGAATATTCAAAAGTTTGCATCTAAACCTGTGTCAATGACTAGGTTTAAGAATATGTTAAAATCAACATCAGCAAGTAATCCTATGTTTATCAAATGGAGAACTGCAGAGATGCCAACACACGCAACATCACATTTAATGTATTGGGGTAAGTTTTATTCCAATTCAGACCAATCAGTAACAAAAGAAGAAGAAGGTATGGTAAACTTAGTTGCACCTGATACTTC